TCGATGCAGAAAAAGGAATTTCCCAGATGTGAGTTCCGTCAATAAGCAAGTCGCCGTTATTAACTGTAATGTTATTAGGAACTGCCGCCTGCTGATTCCAACGTACATCAGCATTTATGGTCAGCACCGCACCGCTGTTGACGGTAATGTTTTCTCCATTGAGCAATCCGCCAATTGAGGCATCGTCAAAGTTCGTGTTGGTGGTAATAGTTTGGTCAGACATCTTACAGCCCCACCACGACTACGCTGTTGCCAAATGATGCGAGAGAAACGCCGGTAAGATTTCGCACTGAGAACGCATTAGCAAATGCTTCTGGTATCTGATTGTACTCCAACCGCTTTTCTGAAAGCCCCGTAGGCACATCTAGTTCGTAAGCGGTAGTTCCGTCTGTAATCTCTACCGTGGCCCCTATCGTTGGTGCTATTTCGCCCAGAATTACAATAATTTTTACAAACCTTGACGTGCCGACATTAGCGACGCTTAGAACAGCAGACACGCTGCCATTCGATAATCCGTTAAGTGCTGTCTCGTCTAATAAAAACGCCGTGAAATCGCCTAAAGCCTGTACCAATTCTAGGGTTGAATTGATTCTGGATGTAATGGATGAACCAAGATTACTAACCGATAGCAAAGCGCTTTTAGTGCTGTTTGCAAGCAATCCGAGATTTGTTGGCGTAATGCCATAGGAAGTATCAATGGCGTTTGAGCCAGGGGGAGCGTCAAATACTGTTTCGCCAGGACTTGGCATTATTCATCTACGTTATCAATAGACAAAGTTGTATTACCTAACTCATCTGTTCCGATAGTACCTAACTTCTTACTAGCTTTGGGGATGATGTTATTTATCACTATTGGCTGCTGCTTGCTACCTTCCGTAGTTTGTTGTGGTCTAGCCTGAATAGTTTCCATACTCATACGAATACGATCTAGCTGTTGTTCTGATGCTAATCGCCTCTCTTCCATCAGCTTTTCTGATTCAGACAACCGTATACGCATCTGCTCCAGCTCTAGCTTTTGTATCTCTAGGATATGCTGCATCTGTGAGCTTTCTTGCTTGATAAGCGCTTTATCGGCCTCAGTTTGTGCTGATGATTGAACCTTAAGCATATCAACCTGAACGGCTTGAGTTTTAACCTGGATCTCTTGCTGTGCTAGGCCAAGTTTCTGCTGCTCAATAAACTCTTTAAACTGCTGGTCTTGGACCTTTAATTGAGCTTCTAGCTGGTCACGCTGCATTTTTAGCTGTTGATTTTGAATTTCTATTTGATTCTTAACAGCACGGTCTTGAGCTTCCATTTGAGCTTGTTGTAAACGTGTCTGGCTTTCAATCTGTGCAATCTGCAAACGGCCTTGAACCTCTTGCATAACAGGATCTGGCGGAGGCGGTTGCTTAGCTGCTTCTTCTTTAGCCTTAGCGATTTCTTGAATTTGTTTAAAGGCTTTGGTAAATATGCCATCGAGTTCTTTGCCTCCCTTGAATCGCTTAATCATGTTTTGGAATAGCGATAAGCTAAACTCTGCTAGCGGTGGATACTGCTCGACCAAACCTCGCATCTGGTCAAAGAATTGCCCTGCTGTAGCCATTAACGCTTGGCCTTCTTGCTGTTGTGCTTGCTGGTCTATTGCCACCATTGAGTCGGAAGCTATCTCAATACGGTAATTTCTAGCATTAGCATCACGCAAAATAGCAATGATCTGCTGCTTCATCTCCTCAACTAGCATCATTGGGTCTGGTTGTGGCGGCATCATCGGAGGCGGTGCCATTTCAGGTGGCATACCTTCGGGCGCTGGGGGCGGTGGCGGCGGCTGAGGGATAAAAACCGTTGGCTCTATTAGCGCATCAGCATCAGCGATATCCAATATGCGCTGCTCATCAAACAGTTCCGCAATAATCGTGCCAAGATGCATAATTGCATCTGACATAAACTTGGTAAACTGATTTTGGCGTACGATTAGGCCAAGCGAGGACCACTGATTTTCTAATCTGTTGGCGGTAGCTGATTTATACTGCTCTGAAGTACCACGAAGCAGATCTGATACTTTTAGAGTTTCGTATAGCTGTTGCAGTGCGTTTTGGCGATTGCCTTGAAGCTCTTTTAGTACGTTTACAAAGTTATCAACCGGCAAAAACTCTAAGGAGCTGTTTAAACCGCCTCTATTGCGCTGAGACTGCCAATTAGTAACACCGATACCCTTTAGGTCGTCTTGGAATAACTGCTCAACTGTGTCGCCTACGGAGGCGTCATAAATGAAGTTAGGTCTAATAGCTTGAGTAAGGGCATGGATACGAGTTGTGAGGCGCTCAATCTCTAATATCTGGTCACGGCAGTGAGTATAATCAGAAACAGGGATAATGCTGTTAGGATCTGTGGTTTGTCTGATAACAGTACAAGGATAAAACTTCTCAAACTTAATTGGCGGCTCTGATTCGTCAATTATTGCTTCATCATTGTCAATTTGTAGCCAATAAACCTTGTTTTCTCGCTCGCACCAGATTTCCCAGACTTCAGCCTTAGACTCCATCTTTGGGCCTTCACGTTCACGGCTGTAATCTTTCTTTTGTACCTCTGGGACACTATTGTAGTTTAACTTGTCGGCCTTCTCTTCGCCAAATAAAGCCTCTGCCTCTTCCCTGCCCAGGTAGGCACGTTTGGCCTGCCATTCAACCTCTGACTCGTTTCTAGCATCTGAGCATCTGTAGTCTGAGTATTGAACGACTTCAAGGATAGCTCGTTCTGAAACTTTTTCTTCCACTTCAACGGTAGAAATAAGAATTCCAGAACCATCATCTTTAAGTTCTTCCAGTTCACCTTCATAAGGACTGCCATCCCCTGTAAGTAAAGCACCGCTTGGATCTCTTATGACTGCTACCTCTTTGTAAACTTCCTCAAATTTAGGCTCATACCTAGCCCATAACACCGCTTGGCCGGTGAGTAAGAACTGCAAAGCTGCGTTATAGCCTACTTTGTCAAAGTCAAAGTTGCAGTCCATAGCGTATTGAGTGTTACGCTCTAAAACTACGCTTCCTAACTCATAAGGGATGCCCCCTGCCCGTTTGCGAAGATTGACCTCAGCTTTGGGGGTAGAGCTGTAGTAGGCAGGGAGCAAAGTATTAACGCAGTACCACCATACGTTTAAACGCCTGGGAGCGTCTTTTAGGGTATCAATTTCTTTAAGTCCGGCAAAAACCTTAATGGACTCATCTGCGGCTTTAATAAACTTCTCGTAGCGCTTATCAGCTTCAATAATCTGCTTTTTCCACCAATCAGGAGAATACTTTTTAATGAGGGGCCGTGGTTGTTTAGCTTTCATATCTGCGGCCTCTTAGCTTTCGCTCTCATCTTGGAAATATAACTTTGCAGTCTAACCATTCCTTTGTGCACCGTTTCTGCTGGTTGTTCCCATTTAGAATCAATTAGCCTAGCCTTACAAAGGTAGCGTAAACTGTCCACAGCATGGTCATTACCAGTGCTATCTAAGTCCTCTGGCTTGCGCTTGTCTATCGTCATAGATGGTAAAGTTTCTAGTAAATAGGGGCAAGTGCTAAATATGTATAACAACGGTGGACTAGCAACTAGTCTTTGTCTAATTTGTGCCCAACCTGAAATGCGGTCATTATCAGCTTCTTTAAAGTAAGGATGTTTGTACTTGTCAAATACTCGGTGGAATTGATCGGCTATAGTAGGACCACCTTGATTGTTAAAAATACTTGGGTCAGCAGCGCAGATAGGATTCTCGCCTACTGATAAAGCTGCGATTCGCTCGGCCTGGTTGACGTTATCAACTCCCTTACCCCAGATTTCTCTATAGATAATAATTGACCCTTTAGGATACGGTACCTCAGCACCTCCGTCAGTCCTTCCAGAACTAACAGCACCCCAGACAGCAGCAAAAGGACTGTGATAACCCCAATCATAGCCCATATACTTAGGCCAATGTTTGGGTATGTTGAAAGGGCTAATAATATGTTTAGAACTAAACTCAGGAAAATAACTACCTTCATGGATTTCAAAGTCTCCTTCTAACCAAGCTCGTACAAGCTCAGGGCTACCTACCATATGTAGCCGGTTTATATACTCAGGGTCACGGGCTAATAGTATCTGATTATCATGTACTCGGCTTGGTATGTAGATATAGTCAAAGCTAGCCCCATTAGGCAGCATCTTAGTTAAGACTTTCATGCCTTTCGGAGCTGGTTTAATAAACAACTCTTTTAACCAGCTATGCCCTATACCACCAGGGTTAAAAGTAAGGATGATTTGACCGCCTCCTTTGCCTCGCAAGGCTCCAAATAGCTTCCAGATAGGCGATGGGTCAGCATAGTTACCAGCTTCTTCTATAGCGCAATCTGAGAGGTTTTGGCCCTGGTATTTCTCAGCATCAGCATCATTAGCTAATGGCCTAAAACGTAACCTGCCACCGTTAGGGAAAGTAAATTGCTTTTTCTGGTCCTGCCAGTGAGCGTTAATAGGCAGGTAAATTTGTTTAGCTCGCTCAATTAAGTCATCTGCCTGGGGTAATTCTTTACGAAAAAAGATAGCATTAAAATCCTGGCCTAATTGCTCCTGTTTAACAGCAAACTTACCTAGTACGCCGTCAGTCTTGCCACCACCACGAGCACCGCCGTAGCCAATTAAGGTTATAGGGCAGTGAACTAAAGCCTCCTGCGGACCCCTTTGCGGCGACCATACAATGTTAATATCGGAGCGTTGAGAATCTACAAAGTCATTCACAGCGGCAACACCTCTTGCCGTAAACGCTTAACGATTACATCACAATACTTTTGCTCACGTTCAATACCTATGCTTTTACGGTTCATATCCTTAGCTGCTCTAAGGGTGGTTCCAGCCCCCGCAAACGGGTCTAGGATGCTTGCCACGGTCTTTTTTAGCTTAGTATCAGCTTGAGCTATGCACCATTTCATTACGTCTAATGGCTTTTGTGTAGGATGCCAGCGCTGTTCAGGTCGTTTACGCATACAACCATTCCAAAGATAGTCTATTTTGCGTACTGCCCCTGGTAAGTTAGTCCAAGCAAGTTCGCAATCTGCAAAATCACCTGTAATATGTTTGTCCCAAACTAGCCAACAAGAAGAAGGTGGCATAGCATAATAATTACCACCAAAAATAACCGCTGGTTGAGTAATAAGTTGATTGATTAAGTCTTGAGGTATAGGCTCATTATCCCAATTATCGTTGCCGTAATCTTTAGCTACGGCCATTTTACCACGACTTTTGTTTGACCCTGCCGCTTCTCCTATCCCATAAGGCGGGTCAGTAAGCACTAAATCAACGGGCTCTAAGTGCGGCAATATATCCCTACAATCCCCGTGGTACAGGGTGACGTAATCATCTTGGTAATAAGGTCTAATCACTTTCCACTAACCATCACACAATCAGGCGAGTAAATCCGCTCTACGTTACACTTAGGATTATTACAAACAAAATACTCTACATCCCCACCAGCAGATAAACTTACATAGGGAGTATCTTCCCCAACCTTAACCGTACTTATCCAGCCACAACTAGGACAACGGCAAGTTTCCTCTTTCATAAGCTCCAACCCATAATATACTTAAAAACCTTTGCTGATATTCTACTGTCTTTAACACTTATCTTCTTCTCGCACCACCTACCACCGCACTCAAACCATTTGTTTTTAGTTACAACTACCCCTATATGCTCACACTCAGGACAGCGGTAATAAACCACCTTACTCATTGGTTAGGTACCGAGCGATAAACTCCTCCTTAGATAACGGCTGAGCACTAACCACACTCTTAACCTCTCCAGATATCTCAATCTGATGCTGCTCAGACCAACCTAATTTAGTCTTTAACAGATGCAATAATACCGGAGTATTGCCGTTCATAGCCTCTTCTATAGCCTTACCAGCTAACCCCTTCTGCATCGAAGCTACACCCTCTAAAAACTCATCCAGGTAGTATTTCTCTAGTAGGTAAACACTAATCCTAGCAGTCATAGCTGTAGCGCTCTTAGACAGGCCATGACGGGCTAAATCCCGTATCTGTAGCCCTAACTGCTCATCCTTCTGATGGTCCCTAGTCTGAGGTATCTCACGCATTATAGGAGGTAACACCTCCACTTGGGCTTCCGATATTTTGGCCGGCTCTTCTGCGGGCGCAAGCTGTTTTAAATCAGTGTCATTCATAAAAACTCTATTAGGCTATAGACAAACTATGTTTGAGGTAATATATGGGAATTTTATATGGGAGATTGGGTATATATGTAACCGGTACCTCGCTCATTTTCAAATTGCGTTCCGCTTTCATTTTCCTAGCTAGTGATTTCAAGTAGTTAGCCCTTGTTTTGAGTCTGGTTTATGATTGACCTATAAGTATTATTATAGGTCAATTCTAGGTAACTAGGCGATATCATTTAATAATTCCGTGAACTGTTCAGATGTCATACCACTAACACGATAGAGCTCACCTACTTCCGATGGATGATACAGTATTTTGGCTCGCTCGCGGTAGCGTAGAGAGTGCGTACTGATCCCTATCACGTGAGCGAACTGGTCTCTGCTTAATCCGAGGTATCGCCTAACAGCGAGATAAAGATTACCTCGTGCATTGCGCAACGTGTGCAGATATCCCTCTTGGACCTTGCCGATCATCTGTAAGTCAGCCTGTCTCACTTGGCGTACTGTAGACCACATACAAACACGCTATCAGACTTTTTTTATCTCTGCATAAAAAAAATACGATACTCCCTTGCGTAAAATTGCATCATATTATTATACTGTGTTCAGTAGCAGTAATCACACTGCACTAACTAACTAGAGGAATATATGGAAACACAATTTAACAGTACTACAACAGCTCGTGAGCTACTAATCAAGCGCATTATTGACGGTCTTTTAGAGGCTGCATGGTATGGCGAGTGGCTAGGCGATAGCGACAAACAACGACGCGATAATCACGCTGGAGTGCTGAAATTGCTGGATCGTATAACCGATGTAATGCTGTTTAGGTTATATGAAGAACTGTACGTGTATGCAAATGAGATCATCCCATGCCTAGCCGATAAAGACGGGAAATATCTTAACATTTGGATCAAAGGGTACTACGGCGGCATGATTGAAGACGGAAGCATTCACACCTAATAACTCGATAGTCTAGCGAGCGCCTTCGGGCGCTGATTAGACTAGCGATAGTGCTAGTTAACTACGGAGACAACTATGACAAATAAACAATTAGAGAAAGCAGTACAGAGTCACTTCGAAGTACCGGAAGACATTCAGCGATTAGTTGGGTTAGCTACCTCGGATCTGCTATGGGGACCTGTTAGTCTAGGGGGCGATTGGGAAGAGGATAACTACAAAGGTTTTCAATCAGCATGCAAGCGTATCAGGGAGTATGTTGATACACTACCTAGCCAACTATGGATTGATACCGATTGTGATTGTGTAATGACCTCGGAACCGCAAGGTGAAGAGGTGGACGGCGAATGGGTAGAACCCTTATGGGAGTCAATCTACTACGTTAACGGACGTAATGAAGTAGTTGAATTACTGTTCAACCATTATTTAGCTGGGTATGTATAACTCGATAGTCTACAGAGTACTCTACGGAGTACTCGATAGACTGGCGATTATGCTAGCTATTAATGGGGTTAACTATGAGATATTTTGATCATCTGTTTAAAATTGAAGAAATTAAATCCGAGTACCGTGATCTAGCATTTAAACATCACCCAGATCGCGGCGGAGATACTGCTACTATGCAGGCGATAAATGCGCAGTATCATGAAGCTTTGAAGCGTAACAACGGCCAAACCAGTAAAGGCCAGAACAACAAGGAGCACACTTACCGTTACGATCAAGACATTGAGCAGTCTGTGATCGATAAGATAGCATTTCTGGTCGGCGCTCATCTGCCAGAGGTCCGTATATCGCTGATCGGTACGTGGCTATGGGTAACTGGTAACACTAAACCGTATAAAGAGCTACTGAAAGCTAATGGCTTAAAGTGGCATCCGACTCGGCAATGCTGGTATTTTACCGCTCAGAAGCATTATGGGCGGCAAAGCAAGTATGGCTTGAGTCATCTGGCTATGCGCTACGGATATCAAGAGTTCAAGGACTCGGATAATAAGCGCAAAGCGGTGACTCATTAACGATTAATCCGATAGCTAGTTTCGGCTAGCTATCTCTTAATCGGTAATAATGCCGGTTATTAATGGGGTAAATTATGAAGATTATACATAACAATATAGGTTTATTCGGGGGTTATCATTACAGAATAGTTAAAACAATTAATGCCGATCACACCTCCACCTTTAAAATTCAAGCAATAAAAGAGGGTATTCAAAAACGATATCAAACAATAGCAACGATGCCAGGCATACAATATAGAGCTGAAATCTCTAATATTAATCTAGATAATCCAGCAGCTCTTTATCACTGGGCTATGAAATTAAAGGATGTATCATGCTAAAATTACTACAAAAATTAGACACAGAGACGCTTGGCCTAATAGCTAGCGTATACGCTGGAATTGTTGGCTATATTTTAATTAATAACTAGGGGGTAATTATGAAAAAAGCATTAGATCAATATAACAGCTACGCTATAGATGGTAGTGTTTGGGCCTGGCGATATTTTAAAGCGTGTGAGCATTTGATGGATGATGATCTCCGTGAGCAAGTACATAGCGAGCTTGCTCCTTGCAGCGAGCGGGAATTTTTGCAGCGATATAGCGAGCTTCACGTTGCTAAATTTAACGAGGAGTTTGTTTGCAACTAATAACCCCCTATAAGCCCCTAGTTAACTGCTAGGGGTAACTAACTAAGGAGATATATGAACGATCTACCAACACGACCGATTAAAGCACTGGTAACTGGATTCGATGTAAGTTGGACTGAAACCTATGCAGAGAACCTGGCAGTAAGTAAAACTTTTTGTTTCTTGCAAAAGGTTTTTGCTGAATCGGGTAACCACAATTCAGCGATTAAGATAAAACAGTTGTGGGAAACGTTACGAGAATCACACTATCCCGATCTAGAATGGGTGACTGGTGAGGCTATAGCAAAGATTGAATCTCAAATATAACCGCCTACAAGCCCCTAGAATCGATTTTGCTAGTCGGTCTAGGGGTAACCCTACCCCATACCATTATCTTTTAACCTTGGGGCTTCTAGCGCCTTTAATCGGCAAGTCGCTTCCTTACCATAGCTTGTTTGATAGGATCCCACTCTAATCTATAATTAGATCTAGTATTATTATTAATTTTATTATTATTTGATCTAATTAAATTAGTCTTATTAATTGATCTAGTTATTGATCTAGTTAGTGTATCAGCTTGATACAGATCCCCCCCCTGTTTTGATACAGATTGAGTATCAACTTGATACAGATCAGGGCTTTGACTTGTATCAACTTGATACAGATCGCGATCCTGTGGGTAACCTGTAGATAAGTAGCGCTTCCGACCGTCTCTTTCTGCTTTGATGTAACCTTCCTTTATGAGCAACTGAAGAGATCTCTCGGCAGTAGCTTCCGACTCATTTATGCGCTTGGCCAATTCTTGCCGACTAATAAAACAAGGGGTCTTATTTTCCTCGAATTGATGCACTATCGAATAAATTAATGCTTCCCTGGCAGTTAAGTTGCCGTGCAGTAGGTCGGTAAATATCTTGTAAAAGTAGCGCTGTGATGGTATTTTTTGCATATTGTTCCTTTTTTAAGGACCGGTTTTACTTTCGCAGGTAGCCGGTCCTTTTTTTATTTTCAGCTAGTTATACTCGCCTAGCACCTCTTGATCAATCTTTTTTAAAATAAATGAACTTTTACTATATACAGTAGCGTCTAATATGTTATGGTTAAATTGTATACAGTAGCCGACAGGCGAATAACTGATAAAGGGAATAAGATGACAGTTAAAGTAACAATACAAAACAAAAAGGGGACCTCTTTAGGCCGGTTTGTCTGCACAGATAACGCTCACGCATTTAGTGTCTTGTCTGATTATGCTGCGCAACACCCAGAAGAGGCTAAAGGGGCATATATATTTATTGAGCCAACGGTTTTACCATCGGCAGGAAATGCTCATTATAACTTGCCAATAGATGCCGCAGAATTACAAGAGCAAGCCGAAACTGAGGGGTGGTAAATGAACACAAAACAACTAATTGAAGCGATAGCGGCTAACATGGAGGCAGGAGACTGCCTGTATGATGCTTACGAAGCAGTCTTAGGCCAGGGAAGCTATGATAAGATGTTAGAGGCTCTTTATCATGCTTTTATGGAGGGAAGAGACAAAATAATGATTAACGAAGTAATGGGGGATTTATGCGTAAAGTAATTTTAGCAGTTTTATTAGTGCCTAGCGTAGCTCTGGGACAAAGCGGGGTAACTGATGATCAGTTTAACGCGATTATGGGCTTTCCGCAGGTCCAGCAGCAGCAGCCGGCACCAGTTTACGGCCTACCAATCCAGCCGGTGTTACCTGTACCGCAAGATCGGGGTCCCTGGGGGACAGGTTACAGCATAGTAACCACCACTAGGCCAAAGCAGAGCATTTTTGACCGTGATTTGACTGGTCTCGAGACTGTTCAGAGGGTAGTTCCTAATGACGGTTTAGGCCAGCCGATGAGGGGCTTAGATAATTGGTAAGATGTTTAACGTATAACTAGGAGATGAATAAAATGAAAATTATAGGATACTTGGCATATATTGTAGCGTTTTTTGCTGTTGTAATTAATTTGATCGCTTGCACCGGCATTGAGGCTGGCGGCAAGCTCTGGATTACTCGCGTTGACGAAAAGCAAGAGTCACAGAGGACCCATAACGTGCCGCTTAAATGCTACCTATGGTCCGACTGCAAGCAAACTGAGGAGGTAAAATAAATGAAGAACGTTAAAGAACTATTATTTACACCGACCGGCTTAATGGTAACGGCGCTGCATGTTTGTTTTATTGTGGGGCTTATCACTTGCACCGTAGGCTTTAAATTGTATGTGCTGGGCGAAGACCCAGCGGCAATAACTGCACAGGTTAGGCGAAAGTGAAAGAGGGCTGGGCAATCGCAGGGTTTGCGGTGCTTGCTTGGTACGTCTGCCTACCTGAAACCGTAGTGTATCACGGAAGTAGGGTAGCGCACTTACCAGCCAAGGCCAGCCGCTCTCTGTTAGAAACTGAAGTCGATAGGGCCGCCGATGCTTTTGGGCTTAGGCGGTCCGTTTTAAGGGCTTTGGTGAGGGTGGAGAGCGCTTATAATCCTTCGGCAGTGTCGAGGGTAGGAGCTAGGGGATTATCTCAAGTGATGCCAGCTAATGCGGCTAGATGCGGCATTGATGCTGGTAAGCTGTGGGACCCGACCCATAACCTTAGATGCGGGGCGCAGATATTACGGGAAGAGCTAGATCAGCACGGGGATCTACATAAAGCTTTGACCGTGTATAACTGCGGGCGGGTGAAATGCGCCGAGGGCCAACGCTACGCAAGCAAAGTAATAAGCTTATCAAAAATAAATGGGTAAAATTAATTTTCTATGTGTATAGTTAAAGAGATTTACTGTATACAAAGGGAAACTCTTAACTAGGGGGAATATGTTAAAACAAATAATTCAAAATTGGCTGTCAATGCCAACCAATAACGTAACAGAAGCAAAAAAACGGTGCGTCAAATGTGAGGTTGAAAAACCTGCTAGTCAATATCATAGATCGTCAAGTGTTCGTGACGGGTTGCAAAGTTACTGCAAAGCTTGTTCTTACGCATGTAAACGAAAGTCAAAACTCGCCAGAGGAAAGAAAAGAAAATACATAATTCCTCGGATGCTGAAAGGGTCAGCAGAAAAGCAAAGAGTGCGATTGAATCTGTACATAACAGGAAAACAACGGCTTGCAATTCATGAATTGTGTATTGAAAAAAAAATAAACCTGGAAAAATGCTGCAATTTAATGGTTGAGCAGTTTTTAACTTTGAATGGGAAAGAAACTAAATAAGGGGGAAATATGACTAAAGAATTAACAACAACAACTATAAACTTGGAGATGCTACAGGCACTCCGAAACACAGTAGCGCCAGGGCTTACAGAGCCGGAGTTTCTGTTATTTGCTGAGATGTGTCGAGCGACAGGACTAAATCCAGCTACGAAGGAGATTTGGGCAATTAAAGCAGGCGGACGCTTGCAGTTAATGACAGGCATTAACGGTTTCTTGCGGATAGCTAATAGTCATCCCCAGTTTGATGGCATGGAAGTATCGTTTGAGTGGGACGGTAGGACGCTAATTAGCAGCACCGTTAAAGTATACCGGAAGGACCGGCGGTTTCCATCGGTAGCTACGGCATACATGGCTGAATACTCTAAAAAGACTCCGGTGTGGGCTCAAATGCCAACGGTGATGTTAAGTAAGTGTGCGAAAAGCCTAGCCATAAGGGAGGCATTTATCCAGGAACTTGGCGGCCTCTATACAGCAGAAGAGATGCCATCATCTTTCGCAGCACCGATAGCACCAGCACCGGAAGGGATGGAGCCAGTGGTGAGCACCAAAACAGGCGAGGTTCTGGGCTATAAGGGTGTTGATGTGGAGATTGAGGGCTTAGAGAAGGTTAAAGCACCGGAAAAGACTAGGCTACAGCCTACATTCTACGACATCAGCACGATGGAGGAGCCAGGCAAGAGTAAAGCGGCAGCTTACTTACGGGACTGCTCTGCGGTGCATGTCGTGGGAGATATTTATAAGACGCCGATCCGGTTGGATAGGCTTAGTAATTACATAACCGAGGATGTAAAAGATGTTAAAGAAGAATTACTTCAAGGATAACCCAGAAGCCGTCAGAAGCACGGCAATACGGCCAGGGTATCAGCGTTACACGACTTACTATTCAATCGAGATGCTTGAATGGGTAAAGCGTCATGCTGATGAAACTAACGTATGGGTCACTGATGTTATAGGGGAGGCATTAAATGAGTACAAAAACAGAGCTGAAAGACGTAAAGAAAAGGCTAAGAATCGCAATAGATAGCTTGGGTAATGAGCACCATCTGAACACCTGGGAACGGGGACAGCAGGATGGACTCTACTGGGCAATACAAATCGTGCAAGAGATGATTGATCCCGACAAATTAGCGATTGAGGATGAAAAAAAACCCGCTAGGAGGGGTAACACCTAACGGGCCTAACTAGGAGTGCATTATGGACTAATGCGCTTTTAGGATAGTAACAGATGGAGGATGCGGTGTCTAGGAGCGCTGTTAAGCTTGGGGTAGTTTTAGATAGTGTATTATTAAAAATAAGGAAAAGTATGAACAAACCAGTACAGGATTTTAAACACAAAGGGCTATCAGTAGCCGTGTGGCCAACCAAAAACGGAGGTTACAGCTACAGCATTAGCAAGCGCTACAAGGATAAGCAGTCTGGAGAGTGGAAGGAGACCAAAAGTTTGTTTAAAGACGAGGCAGAGGCGCTTATAGACCTGTTAAAGCAAGCCCTAACCTACGGTAGCAACAGAGAAGAACATGAGCACGAGGGGATACCATCAGGCCAAGGTAAACCTGGGCCGAAGGTGCAATACGAGCTAACAGAAGAAGAGATAGATGATTTACCGTTTTAGGGGGGACGTATGAGCAAGACACCTGAAGAGATGGCAAAAGAGTATACCTTAAATCTTTTAGGCTTAGATTTACAAACACAAAGTTCAGCGTTTGAGTCGGTGAGGGATTTTCTTGCTGGCTACAAAGCTGCCAAGGCTGATACTGCCCGCGATTTTAATGACCTGATGAAAGACTTATCAAAGCGAATAGAGGAAAGCTGTTTACCCGCTATGGATGCTATGGAAGGCCGATATTTATATCAAATAAAGCAATTAGAGGCTCGAATAAAGGAACTTGAAGTTGAGCTAAAAAATTGGCAGGACAA